GATGCCGATCATGCGCGACCTGTGGCGCAACCCAAAGAGCAAGACCGCCTGGAATCGGGCGCGGGTCAATCTGACCAAGATCAGCACTCAGGCAATGGGGCTCACGACGGCGGGCGCGGGATCGTATTTCCTGATCGCGCTGGCGACCGGCGGGCTGCACGGTCTCAAGCTGGCGTGGAATGAGGCGAAGGATGACCCAGTAGAATTTCTCTTGGACTCATTCCTCTACACGATGTTCGCCGGCCCGTTCGGTGCCGTGATGAGATTGACGCAGAATCAAAGCCGAAACCGCTTTGAATCGCTTATCCGCGTCACATGGCCCGGCGCCATCGCCGTCGAGATTACCGACATGCTGAGCAGCACCGGCCGTTACCGGGACCGTGAATTTTGGGGCCGGGATGGTAAGTTGATGCGGTTCACCGATCGATTCGTCCCGATCAACCGAATGATTTGGCAGGGCTTGGCGGTCGTCGGCATCGGAAAAGAAGAACAGCAGATGCGGACGACGATCATGGCGTACTGGCGGGCTCGACAGGATATCGCTCCTGTTGTCCGATCCCAGCGCGGCGAACCGCAAGTGGAAGCACTCAGGGAAGCGTTCGAGCAGCATCGTGAATTCCGCATCCAAATGCGTCTGGCCTATGACGCGATGCTCCATGGCGACAACCCACAAGAGTTCATCAATGCGGCTTTTGCCACCGATCTCACAAAGACGCGAGGCGACGTCGCCGGCTCGGTCCGACGGCGCAAACTTCTCACCGGCAAGTTCGCTGACCAAAGTTCGATCGAATTTACGGCCCTCAGAAGCCGACTTGGTGATGACGGCATTCTGATTCTGCGACAACACGATGAAGTGATTGAAGCAGTCGCACAATCGATCAAGCCGAAGGTGTCTACTGTCCGCTTCCGCCCGGTGCCCGAGCGTACACTCAATGGAGTCACCGGTCGATATCGACGATAGGGAATGAACCAATGATCGAGATTGCCGCGAAAAAACATTGCGATGAAATGCGACAGCGAGCGCATGCTACTTTTCAGCAGCGAGTCGAAGCATCAAAAGCACGGCTTCGAGAGAATCTGGAGGCAATTCGTATCGTCGAAGTGTTGGATCGAAATACCGATCCGCTAAAGAAAGGCGTTCACTATGATCCTCCCGAGGCGATGACAATCGTCAAAGCGGTACGTTTCATTATTCTAAATCAAATAGATAATCAGTTTTCCGTTCGAGTAATTTGCAGGATTTTAGAACGCCGTTATCCCGAAATAGCGGATAATACTTCGCTTGCTTCGCTTTCGTCGACAATTCGGCGCGTTGTTGCGGACTCTGATAAAGTAAAGATCATCAGTATCGGGAAAGGCCGACGGCCAACGATCTACCAATGCCTTTGGTAGAGCTAGGTGAACCCAATGACTTGCATCCCCGTAGTCACGCGAAAAATTTTCCCCGCCGAGTTGACGTTTCAATATACGTTCGTCATCGACAACAGCCTCAGCAGCATCGTCGTCGAAACACTTGAGCCTACGCAAACGAAGTATTCGCCCAAGACGCTGACCACTGATTACACGATCGACACGGCCGCCAAGATCGTGACATTCGTAAGCGAGACCACACGCGGACCCGTGGGAACGCTCGTCAAAATTCGGCGATGCACCGAACGGAAGCGCGGCATTAGCTGGAACTCAGAAGCGGCCTTCTCACCCTCAACGGCAAACCGGGATCAGCAGCAGGACTTCGCTTTCCAGCAAGAGCTTGAGACCGAACTATCTGACGTCCTACACCGGAACGATCGGCGAGACGAATGGAACGCCGAGGGATTGGAAGGATGCAATGCGCTACCGGGAACTCGGGGCAACTGTTGGGTCACACTGGACCAACTGAACGCCGCGATCTTTGACGGCATCGTCATCGATCTGAGCCAACCACTCGTGATCGTGCTGACCGGAGACGGATCGACGACGAACTTTACGCTCCCCGGCGCCCGCCAAACGACGGCACAACAATGGTTCGTATTCAAGAATGGCGTCCATCAGAATTCAGATGATAGTACGGGAGGGATCGGGGTCTACACAATCGTCGTCATGCCGGGACAAGACGATCAGATCGTCTTTGAGGACGCTCCAGAAGTCGGCACATCGATCCTATGCACATTGCTGAAAGGCACTGTTGTTAGCCAGTTCGCTGACGACAGCATCACGAGCGACATGATTCAAGACGGGGCAGTTGGGCTCAGGCATATCAACATCGGCGCTGGCGACGCGCTCCGATTCCTGATTTGTGACGCACTTGGCGATCCGGTCGGTCGCGTCGCGTTGCACACGGACATCAACGACTTCGATAGCGGCGTGCGGGAGAACCGACTGGACCAAATGGCCGTTCCGACCACGGCGGTTGCGATGAATTCGCAGAAGATCACTGGATTGGCCAACGGTTCGGCGGCGCAGGATGCAGTGGCGATCAATCAGTTGCCTTCGAGCCCCGCCAGGATCGATTCGACGAACATACCGAATCCCGGGCTTGGCGCCTTCACCGATGCCGTAATCACCGGCTTCAAGGTCAAGCACATCGTCTATACATTCAGATACCGCACGAACCGTCACGCCACCTTCGTTGTTCAATTGGAGGACGAGTTCACACAACGAACGATGGAAGTGATGGTCACGGATAGCGGGGGCGCCGTGGATTACGTCAGGGCTACATTCAAGAGGAATAGCGGCCAAACGGGATGGCAGGTTTCGTTCAGCGAAAGCCGTTGGAATGGAGTGACCGGACTGCATTCTGGCCCGTTCGGGGTCGGCGCAGTCACCTACGGAGACGCATAAACGATGGCCCAAACAGATGTCAAAACGACCGAGTTGGACGACAAGGCTCGGGAATTCACATACCACGTCGACATCGACGCGCCGTACGATGGCCAGATCATCTACCTCAATCTGAAAGCGGATTGGGCGCATGAGATCGTCGATGGCAACGCGCGACTCAACGCCGGCGAGTTGGACCTCACCATCAAGATCGACGGTGCTGCGCAGCCCGGCTATGACCCTTGGAATATCGTTGTCGGCTCAGTTCAGGAACAGGCGCCGACCGGAACCGGGCCGTCGAGCATCCCCAAAACCGGGCAGTTGCTCATTGAGATCGACCTCACCACCGCCATGACACCGCCCGAGAAGTTCAAATTCGAGCTTCGGTGCCGAGTCACCAAAGACAACCTATGAGGCGTAGTTCGTTTATCGCAATCCCCCAGGCGCCGTCGACGGGCACTGATGCGCCGCCGCCGAGGGAAGGATGCGTGCGCATCGACACAGATCAGGATGATCTGGCGTGGCCGGATATGCCGCAACCTTACGGAAGGCTACCATCCCCGGAGACGATTCATTGGGTTCGAGGCGCTAGCAGCCTCGCGATCGGGAAGTTTGAAGGATATGTTTACTTCGAAAACACACCGGCCAAATACGATCAGTATTTATTGCTATCCCAAGTTACCGGAACGTATGTCGACGGGGAGGACTTGGAGCGAGGCACATCGTCTACGGGACCGTGGGAGAGCGTTGGTATTCTTGCGGACACCCCGGTCGACCAAGTAGTTGCTGACTGTGATACCGGCTGTTTTGGGGATGAATGCGATCCCGGCTCGACGGGCGACGGCCCCGATTGGAAAACAGACCCAGACGCCGACCCCAAGTTCCGCCCTGATACGCCCGGCGCGATTGCGCAATTCGGGATCGATAGGCCATTTGGCCCGTGGACCGATCGATATTCTTACAAGACCACCATCGCCAGCGGCGGGTCGCCGCCATTTACAGAAGGTAAGGTGACCGGGCAGATCACCGGCTCCATAGCGGAAATCTCACACTTCGTCGACCCCGGGGGGGGCGACAATCTCGTGATTCACGTCGAGGGTATAACGCTCGGCAAAAACGCAACGCGATTCCTGCATGGGGAGGTTTTGGATCACGTCGACAGTACCGGCCAGATAACATTGGCCAATCCTATGAAAGAGACCGGGCCGTTTACGCTTGGTGAGCAAGGGGGCCCTCCAGTGTGAGACGCTGTGTACGTGTGCGCGTCTGCGTCTCGGTCTCTTGGACCGTCACTTCAAACCCCCCTTCTGGCGTCGCGACTTCGCTCTCTACGAAATCCCTCAAACTGCCGATCGTCAACGACATGGCAAACTGCACGGCCCAGCGCTCGTTGTTCTCGCAGCCACGTTCGATCGCTTCAAGCGCCTTGACGAATAGCCGCTTCTTTCGACTGTCCCAGCCGCCTCGGGGCGATCGAAGGATTTTCCGTGCCAGATTCCGAAAGTTCGCAAGGCCCAAATCCAAGGTGTTGACCGATACCATGTCTGCGCAGCGTTGCAGTTCTTTCTCGTCTCGATTGGCCTTTGACCCGTTCGTTGTCATGGGAGTAGCATAGCTCCGTGGCTGAGAAATTGCGATTCGAGTCGATGAGTGCTCTTCGGCAATGGTGTGCCGAGGACTTTCGTAACTACATGAATTATCGGTGTACGCGGCTCAAATTCTCCGCTTCGGAGATTCACCTGCGCTGCGCCGACTGGATTCAGAACGGCGAGCGATTCAAGAAACTCCTCGGCTGGCGCGGCTGCGCTAAGACATTTTGGTACGGGATGGAGTACATCTGCTGGCGATACCGGCGGAAGCCACAGACGAAGATCATCGTCCAATGCAACACCGATACCAACGCCGGGCTCACCACGTCCGGGATCAAAGGGATTCTCAGGAGCGACCCGCTGTTTGAGGACTTGTACCCCCGTGGCCAGACGGCCGATCGATATTTCGATCTGAACGGAATCAAGCCTGAACGCGGGTATTCGATCCGATGCGCGGGAGTCGAGACGACCTTGACGTCTGAACGAGCTGACTTCTTCCTGATCGACGATCCCGAGGCCGCCGATCCCGAGGCGCTGTACGACCGCATCATCGAAATCTTCGAGGAATCGCAGGTGATTCTCTACCGCCAGGGACGGTTGTTCCCCGGAGAGGTCTGCCCACTGCCGGAACGGACCCAACGGCTCGTGCTGGGCCAACCG